TATTTCGACTGGGTTTTAATAAGAAAATTCTTAGGTGCATATGAACCAGAGTGGGATCTTAGTAACCTATACACGGATGTTGAGCAGATAAATCCAGATCCACTAGCATATAATTATGGCCCAGACGTCACTGATGTAAACCACGAACATACCACTACGTCTGGTGGTGTTCCTACGAGGCTTTCCAACGACTCATATAGCAGTGTCGGCGACATATGGTGCAGTGATGATGATGCCGCCGCCGGCGCCGGGGTAGATTTGGTTATAGATTATAGCTCTTATGGCGATGATCTAACCGACATAATATATATTCACTATGATAGTGGTCACGAGCTGTGGTTAAACGCTTCAAAGCTTTCTGACGAGGACTCAGATGCTGCGGGTAATTATTATTGGAGTGGTACCACTTCTAGTGGGTGGGCCTGTATAGATTTTGATGATGATGTCGTGGCAGTAGGTACTGTTTTAGTAAAAGGTATGGATGGGAATCTTACCGGTATGGTAAAGAACTATAAGATAGAGGGATCGTTTGTCTATTCTGACGATTTCGAAGATTCAAACTGGAAGGTTTTATCTGAGGGGCAATTCAGTCAGGTTTCTGGTTGGCAAAGCGCTGTTTTTGTAAACAACATAAAATATAGATTTTACAGAATTAAGGTTATTGATACCTATGGTTCAAATATAGCGCTACAAGAATGGAGAATGTACGAATATACAAGTAAATTTGTTCAGTATGATGTTTCCAAGCTTAGATTGAAGCCAGCAGCCTTCGATTCTTTGTACCTATATTTTCCAAGGTATATAGAGTTTTATGGTTCGAACGATTTAGCAAATTGGACAACTTTGATTTCAACAAAAAATACTTATACGCCTCACGGCGGCGCTTGGCAAGAATATAATTTTACGAATAATACGCCCTTCTATTATTACAAGCTGACTGTAATAGGAAATTGGAATTCCAATATTGGCAAAATATGTATAGCTGAATGGGAGATGAAAGAGGCTATACCTGAGGCCTATACTTATTGGGTTTCCAGCGGAACACACAACGACTATAGTAGTATTTGGGCAGGAGGCGGATCTACGTTTGACGATTTAGATTTGTATTTGGTAAATGATGTTATTAGCCACATAGAAGATACTAGGCTGTTGGGAACGACAACATTCAGTGGGTCACCAACGGATCTAGTGTTAGGAGAATAAGCGTATGACTTCATATGTCGAAGGCGAATGTACGGACAGATATGGAATCCATATGGATGACATTTGTTATGTAAATGTTATCGATGATGAATACGGAACTGTGCTTGCACACACTACAGCGGCCTCAGGTACCGGTTTATTTTCCACTACAGTATCTGGAAAGGATCCAGGAGATACTGTTTTAGTTGTTTATAGTTACCCAGGCACCTACAAAGGCCTCAGCCAACTTGCCGGCGCTGAGTACATGACAACACTTAGTGGTACAACAATAAGCGGAGGAGGATACTAAGATGGCATTCAACAGTAATTGGCTATCAGACTGGTCTAAGAGAGTAGAGATTACCATAGACCACACAAAGATCGACGATGATCTTACAGACTTCCCTCTGCTTCTAAATATAAGAAACAGCTGTGGAACAAATAGTGCTGATGTTATGAGTGGTTTTAAATCAGAACTTAGCATATCTGATTATGATTTTAGCGACGATTTTACCGGTCCTGAAAGGCCTTGGAATGACAAAAAATGGCGCAAGAACACACCAACAGGTGATGTAGAGGTCGGAATAGTGAACAATAAGCTTACTGTTAGCGGTACAACAGCAGGCACAAATATGTACCAATGGTTTGGTTCCATAAATCGTTGGTATTTCCGAAGTACAACACTTAGTGTTGAGGCACATCAAGGATATACACCTAGCGAAACCACATCTGAGGATTGGTTACATTATTTCATAATAAGAGATGTTGATAATCCAGCAAATAACGCAGCTGAAGTACAGTTTTACTACAACCCTTCCGCTCACGGAGCACCAACACCTCTGTTATATCGATCTAGAGTAAAAGACAATGGTGCAAATGATTATGGCACCTCGTATTATACTAATATATCTAGCTTCAAGACAAAGTTTGATCGAAGCGGAAGCACTATGAACGTCTATGCTGACGTAGGATCTGGTTGGGTATTACTAGATTCTTCATCTATTCCTAGTTGGGGAGATAACACAGAGGTATATTGTTTGTTATATAATTTGGACTATTCCCCGTCTAATACAAAAGTATACCTTTGGTTGGATCAAATAAAAGTTAACAGCGGGACTGTAAGACATTATTATAGTCTGAAGAAGATGGCGTTAGTGGATTCTAACGGTACGCAATGCCCTATAGAGATAGAAGATACACAGTTTAGATTGAACAGAGCAATAATGTGGACTAAGGTTCCTAGCGTTTCTAAGGATGTCGACACAAAGCTGTACCTGTACTATGATTACACAAAAGATGATAATACAGATTATGTAGGTGAGCTGGGTGATGCTGTGGCGATGGGCGTCTGGGATGATGATTATGTGGCCGTTTATCATTTGGAAAATGGTGGGTACAACCCAAGTGGCTCAGGCAGTGTTGAAGATTCTACGGACAATTTGAATCATGGAACGCCCAATAACACACCAAACCTTGTAACGGCCAAGGCTGGTCGTGGTCTGAATTTTGATCCAAGCTCGTCTGAGTATGTAAATCTTGGCGGAAACCTTTCGGAGCTTGATGGTGCGTCTGAGCTAACTGTCTCATTTATAATGAAGTCAGATGAAATGCCTTTTACAGGATATAGAGGAATATTTGCTAGGGGTAGTTCTGATCGAGTACCTTGGGTTTATGGAAACAGCGGAGCTTCCTCCATATCATGCCAATGTTATTTAAATGATGCCAGTACTATCTCTCGAACTATTACTGGTTTATCGGTAGATACGTGGCATGCATTAGATTTTGTATGGGATGGTTCAGATTTCTATAGATATAAGGATGGTGATTCTGCTGGGAGCTCTGTGTCTACCAGCAGCAGCACACTGAAGAATTCTAATGGATATAATTATATAGCGTACATGCAAGGGTATACCTATTTTGATGGGATACTCGATGAAATTAGAATCTCCACGACAGCTAGATCGGCTGCCTACATAAAAGCCAGTTATTATTCTAGCTGGGATAATTTAGTTTCCTATGGCCCGGAACATAACTACCCGCCAAGTGTTATATCTGGAACATTATATGATAAATATAGCAGGACAATGAATGCAGTTTGTAAGGTAATTGTTTCAGATTTGGACGGTCAGTTTGTTGTGTCTGATGTGACGGCCGCTAACGGTAAATTTGAAATTCCGGTTCCAGCAGCACCAGACGAACGTTTCATTGTTACTTTTTATAAAGAGGGCAAATATGGATTAGATTATGACATAGCCGGCGCTAAGTTTATGACGCCGGTAGCTACGACGAGCGGATAATATGCCAATATTAAAACAGACCACATATCCTAAGATATTTCCGGCAGGATACTCTGGCTCACAAGTGCTCAGATGGGCACTGAAAGATGGTTCAAGTCAGAAACTATATCCGGCCGGCGACGCGGGTCTGTATAGTCACGGTAATATAGGTGCCTCCATCCTTGGTTACGCTACCGTAGAGGGTTCTTTAGGCTCCTCTATAGCTGCGCATTCTCCAGCAAATCTAACCTCAATGATTGCCGCGGTACGGTGTCAATCATTGGGTCCTAAGAAATATTTTATTGGCTACGATGCTGGCATTCCTCAGTTTATTGAAACAAAACAAAAATTTAGATGTGTTGATTTCCTTTCAGCGCGTTTAAGATCTTTCCAGCAATCTATTAGAGATATGGCTGCAGAGATAGAAGGTTTGCCGGAAGAATTTTTCCATGGCCAAAAAGATCTACATGCCATAGTTTCCGGGTCTGCTTCCGGTGTTTTGGGTTCCCTTGGGACTGATATCACGGGTGTGAGATGTCGTACACTGTCCGCGAAACAGTATTTTATAGGATATGAGTCTGGATCTCCACAGTTTATAAATGGCAGACCTATATACAGATGTGTTGACTTTTTGCCTGCTTTTTTGAAGGTTTTTAAACAAGGCCAAAAGGACTTATCGGCCAGTATTAGGGGCTTCGGCGCCGCATATGCAGACCTAGGTACTAATATTATTGCCGGCCACGAAATATTCAGTGAATATCGCGATTTGGGTGCAATACTGGTAGGTAGTGCTACTTTTCCTAGCAGCTTATCGGCAAGTATAGTAGGTTCTTATTGTCAAGCACTCACACCAAAGGCATATTTTATTGGTTACGAGAATGGTATTCCAAAATATATACAAGGAAAGCAAAGATTTAGGTGCGTAGATTTCTTGCCAGCTAGTATATCGCGTGTATTTTATAAGGATTTGCCAGCATATATTTTTGCACAGCCAAAGGAAGAGAGAGATTTAGGCGCATTTTTGCGTCAGATGTTTGCAGGCCAAAAAAATCTTCCTGCATTTTTGAACGCACTTACATATGAAAATCTACCAGCAGAGATTTTACCTGTGCCGCCCAAGGATTTGCCTGGCTACTTGAAGGTGTGGCCTATGGAGCACTTACCAGGAAGGATTCATGGATGGCAGGAAGCAGATTTGGGAGCGTTCATAGACTGGAACGACATGCGTCAGCTGCCTGCGCAGATTGGAGCGCACCCACCTAAGGATATATGGGCTCTTATAAAAGGATGGGTTAGAGAAGCTACCTACGATTTGGGCGGTATAATAAGGGCTTTTCAGTATCAGGGTCTTGGCGGCATAATTCGTGGTACGTATCTGGAGAACCTACCAGCGTATCTATTTTGTATTGAGCCAGCAAACTTAAATGGTTTTATACATGGTTGGCAGGAGGCGGATTTACCAGCTTCTTTGGTTGGCGTTTATGGGCCTTATGATTTACAGGCGTATATCAATATTACCGGTGAGCCTAGAGACTTACCTGCACGCGTCAAAGCGATGAAGGCTGTGGAAGTTGCTTCAGATCTAACAGCGTATGTAAATCCAGCCACAGTTCTAATGCAGCAGGCCGATTTAGCTTCTATAATTGCAGCACATGTGCCTGGAAATCTAGGTGCTACGCTTATACCTTCTGGAGCAGCACAAGATCTTTCTGCCTTTATATACCCGAAGATGGTTTTTATGACCACAGCGCTGTCTGTTTCAACTATGGAACACTCGGATTTAGGGGCTGTAATAAATTTTATATGTCGAGGATCTGGTTTCAAAAATCTTGGGGCTTCCGTGGAAATCTCTTATTTGAAAGACTTGGCAGCTCAAATAACTGGCAAAAAGATACCAATGAACCAATATAATTTGGGTGCCAGTGTGGGTTACGCAGCCAATTATGTTTATACAGACCGTGTGCCGATCTCTTTGACTGTTGGTACAGGGTACAGAATAGAGGATAAGATTCCAATACTCTTAAGTATTTATAAGCAACAGGCATATTTATCGGCCGCTATAACAGGTACATATAGATATAACGACCTTGGTGTTACAATAACACCGACATGGCTCGAAGAGTACGAGTTTGATAATGTAAAAACACGCCAAATTGTGTATGACCTCAATCATGCGCGCCAGGTGAATTGGTACGAAGTGGTCGATCTTTATTTCAAGTCCATAGTAAGTGAATATTTCTATGTCGGCGCCCAGAATAAGGTCTATAAATCAGATCGTACCGCAAGATGGATTTTAGAGTTGACTTCCTATGTCCCAGAAAATGTAGCATTAAATATAAGTAGGAAGTTACACCGCGTAAAAGATATATACGATCTTACTAAATTCAACAACTTAGATGAAGCAATACGCTTCGCAATACACTACGTGACCTCCTATGATTATGGTGATCTTCAGTGCGCAATAACACCGACACCACTTTCATACACACCGAAAACTTTTAACACTGAAAACAATGGTTTGAATGCAACCATCTCTCCTCAACACAAGACTTTTGTTTTGGGTTATGATAATAAAGTGGAATTTATTTCACAATAGCCCTTGACAAAGCCGAATTTTGTCTTATTTTTAGTCCAAGGCCCAAGATAGAAAAAAAAAATAAAAAGTTGAGAAAATTCTCTTGACAAACTATAAATATGTATTAACTTTAAGATATGACCACAATAAACTAACCTATTTATAGTTAGAAAGAAGAGAAAAGAAAGGAATTGGAGACATGGATTTTCGTATTGAGATGAAGGAATTGCAGAGAATTATCCGATTGTTAGGCGTATCTGCAAAGGCCAATACCAACGATTACACCGGCCAGATCTTGGTCGAAGCTAATCAAGATGGTACGGTCTTTTTTGCTTCCAACAACAACTCTACTGGAGTTACAATCACCACCGAATCGGCTGAGGTTTCTGAGCCGGGGTCAATCATTACACTCTACAGCAAGGTTAAATCAGTTGCGGGCGCTTTTGTGCCTTGGGACGGAGAACATGGTACCAAGGAAGTCCGCATCACTGCGAACGACGAAAGCGCTACTATCTTCGTAGAGACGGTCAATGAGAATGGAAAAAAATCTAAAGGCCGTGTGAAGCTTGATATCTTTAAAGACATGCGACTTCAAAGACCCAAACCTTTTGGTGAACCTCACTTCATTTTAAATTCCAACATGTTTAAAAAAGCAGTAAGCAAGGTTATTTATGCGATGGATCCAGGAGAACACCTGGTTTCCATTCAAGGCATGAATATATCTTTTGGTGAGGACGACATTTATTTCTGTGGTACGAACGGAAGAATACTTTCTGAGTATGCTGTAAAGAACAACAACGACCTCGCCGGCAAAGATTATGTGCTGAGGTACGACTTTGTCATGGGTTTGAGGCGCGCCGTCGGTGAGGAAACTCAAGTATTTTTTGAGATCGATGGTCGCGATATTCGCGCAAAGTTTGACGACGTTGTTTTTTCTGGGCGTTTGGTTATAGGCCAGGGGTATCCTAAATATAAGCCGGTATTGGAAACTTTCGAGAAGACCATCAGTGTAAATAAGGAAGTTTTTATGGGTATTATTTCTCCGTTCACCGAGCTCTTGAACAGCGAAGACAATAATCGTCTTACCTTTGAGGTTGGTAAGGGAAGAATCAAGCTTTCTAAGGATGCGGAGGGCGAGTTTGAGGCGGAAGCCGATATCAATGTCGATGAAAATTTTGTGATTGACATCAATGGCAAATTCTTATATCAAACGGTCGAGGCAATAAATGATGACAGCCTACTTATCAAGTTCACGGATGAAAAGGGTATGTTGATTTTTGACTCTGAGAATTTTCAGGATCAAAAGGCACTAATTACACCGATTCGAAGGAGATAAAATTGGCAAAGAAACGTCTAGAAGAAATTTTGGATGGTATTTCTAGCGCGCTCAAAGATCTAGAGCAGGAGGACTTGTTTACTAGTTTGGAAGACAAGTACAAGGTTCTATCTTTGGCGTGTGAAGCGTATTTAAAGTACAATGGGTTTACCGTAATATCGCCAAAGCCTCGTAACAAAAGCATTAAGAGTTTGGATGATTTGATCAATCTTTTCTACGACTTGTTCGAGCGTTATCATCCTGGGTTAGAGGTAAATTATGGTATTTTGGTACGAGATAGAAAGCTAGCACGTGATTGGGTAAATTCACGTTCTTTGGCCAGCGGCAGCAGTAAAGAGATAGCTATGAGTGAGTGCGCTGAAGTAATCAAGACGATTTTTGAGCATGAAGACGAATTCAAATTTAATATGCCAATATCCTTCAGCATTCTCGGGCTAAAGAGCTGTGGCTGGATCACTGACAAGGCGATACAAATTATAAACAGAAAGAAGCTAAAAGAAGAAGAGGAAAGGAGTGAGGCTTACATTAGAAAGTTAGATGAAGAGTACGATGCCGAGCCAGACGGTTTCGGGGATTTGGATGAGATTTTAAAAAACTTAGATTAACGAAAGGAGTTTTTATTATGGACGAAAAGTTGAAGGAAAAGCATGAGCGTCTTCTCTATCCTACGGTGCGCGTGCGAACAGACAAGGCGGGCGGTTCTGGTACGGTTGTTTATTGTGAACCTGTTCCTGAGAAGAGCCACGAAGAAGGGTATGAAACCTATGTACTTACCAACTGCCACGTCATCAACGACAACATTCGTGTTGAGAAAAAGTGGAGCACTCTGCTGAAGAGAGAAGTCAAGACCGACGTTTTGGCCGACTGTACGGTAGAGATGTTTGATTTTGAGTATGGTTCTTGGGAGAGTGGTCATAGTGCTTACAAAGCGGAAATTATGTGCTATGACAAGGACATGGACTTGGCTCTTTTGAAGCTTAGAACCAATAGGAAGTTCGACTACGTCGCTAAGGTATTTCCTAAGGACGATCACAAAAAGAGACTGAGAATGTTCATGGATGTCTATGCTGTAGGTTGTGGCATGGGTCATCCACCTCTGGCTACCCAGGGTAATTTGACTGGTTTTACGGATATTATCGATAACTATCCGTATTGGCTTTCTACTGCTCCTACGATTTATGGAAATTCCGGTGGTGCATTGTATTTGGCGGAAACCTATGAATTTATCGGCATTCCTAGCCGTATTGCTGTAAATATGGGTGGATTCTCCGCTGATGCTATTACACATCTTTCCTACTTCATTCCGATCACCTCGATCTATAGCTTTTTGGAAGATCAGGTTTTCCATTTCTTGTTTGACCGCAGATACACATCTGTCGATTGCGCGGAGTGGAGAAGAGAAAAGAGAGATAGAGATGAGCGCACCATGGCCATCGATACTTCTCGTGATGAAGCCGGCAAAGGCGAATAAAGGAGCGATTTAATGCCTAGAGGAAAGAAGAAAAATGCAGTGGAGCCAAAGAGCTCCACTGCTAAGACACCAACTGGTTTTGATATTGCCAAGAAGGCAATCCAGAAAAAGTATGGTAGTGTAGTAAGCTATCTTAGTGACCACGAGGATATGCATATTCCTACTCTGTCAACAGGCAGTCTAGGTCTTGACATTGCCTTGGGTCGTGGTGGTATGGGTTTAGGAAGGGTTTATGAGATTTATGGTAATCCATCTGGCGGAAAAACCACATTAGCTTTAAGTGTTCTTATTCAAGCGCAGAAGCGTGGCATGTCTACTGCTATTATTGATGCCGAGCACGCACTTGATCCTGCACTAGTTAAGAGCATGGGTGCAAAAACAGATGATATTCTTGTTATTCAGGGTTATTCTGGAGAAGACAACCTAGATGCCGCGGAAACTCTTTTGAAAACATCGTCTGTTGATGTAGTTGTTGTTGACTCAGTGAGCGCTTTGATACCTAGAGCTGAGGCTGATGCTGAAATGGCAGATGCTTTTATAGGGTTACATGCTCGCCTTATGAGTAAGGCGCTTAGAAAGATTACACCTATTGCTAATGAAACAAACACGCTTGTTATTTTTATCAACCAGATCCGATATAAAGTCGGAGCACTGGGCAATCCCGAATCCCCAACAGGCGGCGAAGCGCTTCCTTTCTTTGCTACTGGACGTATTTCTGTTAAGGGCGCCGAATATAAGTCCAACAGGATTATTGATCCTGTTTCAGGCGAAGCAATTGGACACCACACTAAGATGGAAGTTGTAAAAAACAAACTAGCACCTCCTTTTAGAAAAGCAACCGTTCCTCTGATCTATGGAAGAGGTTTTGATTTGCACTGGGAGGCGTTGACCTTGGCAATAAGTCTTGGTATTATTGACAGAAACGGTGCTTGGTATAAATATGGCGACCGTAGTTTGGGCCAAGGTGAAGAAAATGTAAAGGAAGTACTGAAAGAAGACGCAGATCTGTACGAGGACATCCGAGAGAAAATTATCTTTATGACAGGTTTAAAGGAATATTATGAGTCAAATAAGTAACAAAGTATACAAGTTACTTAAAGAGGTTTTCCCTCAAAATGCCATCTTGAAGGAGCACTATGTCAAGTATAAGGGAGTGAGATTGTTTTTTGACTTCTTTGTACGAGACCTTGGAATTCTAGTAGAAGTTCAAGGAGAACAGCATACTCGGTTTATAAAGCATTTTCATGGTGACCGCCATAAACTTATGGCACAAAAGAACCGTGATAACTTAAAAATCGAGTATGCACAGGAAAACGATATCTCGTTCGCAAGATTTCATTATGACGAGGATATAACAAAAGAATTACTGTGTCATAAAATGTTTATGGCGCTGGAGGAAGGGTTTTATGACTAATATATTGGTACCGGCCGAGAGAAATCCTATTAAAAGAGGCAAAGATTGTCCTGACTGGTGTCCTTTGAAGGACGGAACCAAGTCCGGCGACCCAATTTATTGTGACCTTTCACTTATCTGCAGACAAACTGATGGGAATAAGAAAGGTTATATTTCACATTGGCACAGGTTCAAGGATACAGAAACCGGCGAAGAAAGTTTCGATTATTTTTGCACTGGAATATATCCAGAGAGCTATAAAGAAATTCAAGGCGTTGATGAAGAGGTGTCGTAATGTCAATGGATGGTGGTGTTAGGGTTTTTGAAAAAATCAGACCTGATATTGGTTACATCGATGAGATTCTTACATTTGATGCAAGAAAATTGGATGCCACAGAGAGCGCCACAATAAGCAAGTATGCTGTGGCACTTTCTCAGTATTTGATATATTTTAGAGCCGAAACTAATAGAGCTAGGATATCTGTGCATCAAAAAGAGCGCGCTCTAAATGCTGGTATAGCACAGGTTTTGACCAAAGAAGTTATAAACCGATATAAAACAAAAACAGCAGCTACGGATTACGTAGTGTCGAACTCCCCAGAACTACAGGCCATAAGAACAGATATTGACAATCTGAAAGATGAGCTTATGTTAGTAGAAGGGGTTGATAAGATGATTTCTGATCTTGTTGCAACACTAAAGAGAGAGCTAACACGTAGGGAGAATGAGTTATATACTGCTAGGAAAGAAAGGTATTCATAATGACGGCGGAGGAAGTGAGAGAAACTTTTTGCAAACCAGGAGACGAGCGTGCTCTGTTGAGTTATGCAATAAAAAGAGCAGATAATTTTTACTCTATATGCTCCAAGGTGGAAGAAAGTGATTTTTTGTACCCAGAACACCGCACAATCTATGTTCTTTTGAAGACGCTGGTAAACCGCGGAGGCCTCAGTAAGTTCGATTTATCCATGATTGCCAATGAGGCACAGGCCAACGGTGTTTTTGAAAGTATTGGCGGCTACGATTATATAGAAAGCATCTCTGACATGCCGTTGGAGCAAGAAAATCTACCTCACTACATCGAGAAGGTATTGGAATCGAGCACTAAATACCGCCTGTATAAAGACTTAACTAACAGCATGCATGTTCTCGAGGAAAATGCGAGATCGGGTAAGTCTAGTGAGGATCTGATTGGTATGGTAGAATCCAGGATAATGGATTTATCGACCAGGACTAAGTCTATAGCAGAACCAAGAGACCTCAGTGAGGGCCTGTTGGATTACATAGATGAAAGAAGAGAAAACCCAGTTGAAATGAGTGGTATTAAGACTGGCTACCCGATTCTTAACCAACAGATTGATGGTTTGGTTCCTGGCACTTTGACTGTTCTTTCTGCTAGAAAGAAGATGGGTAAAAGTACCTTCCTTTCTAATGTAGCTGCACATATTGCCTACAAAGAACATGTTCCTGTGTTGTATGTAGACACAGAAATGACATTTAAAGAGTGGCGAGATAGAATTGTTGCTATGTTAACCGGTGTGGATGAGCGTATTGTAAAACATGGCGGCTACGATGATGAAACCTACAATAGAATAAAGCAAGGCCTGCAGATAGTAAAGAAAGGTAAATTGTTCCACGAACATATGCCAGGCTACTCTGTAGACAAACTTACTGCTTTATACAAAAAATACAAGATAAAAGAGAATATAGGCGCCGCTTTTTTCGACTACATAAAAGAGCCGGACACCACTAGCGTAGATCGTGCTAGAAGAGAGTGGCAGATACTTGGCGATGTTGCGACTCGACTGAAAGATCTGGCTGGTATATTGGACATACCCTTCTTTGCAGCAGCACAGCTGAACAGAGAAGGCGATGTAGCAGGAAGCGATAGGATATCTTGGTTTGCGGATGTTGTTATGCAGTGGCAGAAGAGAAAAGAAGAGGAAGTTGAGAATAACAAAGTGGCGAAAGGCGACGCAGGCGGCCAGTTCAAGCTTATAATAAAGGATTCACGTAGAGGCGGCGGAACGCCTGAGGAAGGAATTAGCTACATATTTAGAAAGAGCAGGCTTTTGATAAGAGAAGCACCTACTTACCATCAGCTTATAGAATATGGACAAGGAACAGTAAATTATGGCAGTGATGATGAAAAAGAATTGGAATAATGAGGACAGGCAAGATTTTAGATTTAATCTCGAGAGACTAAAAGAGAGCATAGACCCAAGATATCTTTTAGAGACGCTGGGGTTCTCCATTATTCGTGAGACCAGCAAAGAACTCAGGTGTTCTTGTAGAGTTCATGGTGGAGATAATAAAACCTCCTTCCGCTTCAATAAGGACACCAAGACGTGGGTATGTTTCTCACACAGATGTCATGATGTTTTTGGCAACGACATAATTGGCTTGATAAAGGGCTGTAATAGTGTAGAATTTGTCGACGCTGTAAAATTTCTCAAATCCATAGCCGGCGAAATAGGCTCTGGTGATTATCTGGAATACAAGAGAAAGAGGGAGAAAGATGCTTTTATAAGGTCTAGAAGGAAGTTGAAATCAAACTCTAGTATTGTAACAGAGGATTGTTTAAGGCAGTTCAAACCTTTTCGTTCTAGCTTTTTCGAGAACCAGGGGTTTACTAAAGAAACTTTGGACTTCTTTGAGATCGCCGGCGGCTATACAGATGGTTACGGGTATATAAGAGACATCATCCCAATAAGAGGCGTGAAAGGTGACCTTGTGGGATATAGCATGAGGGACGTCCGTGAGAACGTGGACGATGTGGACTTTAAGTACATCCACACGGAAGATTTTGATAAAGATAAAGTTATTTATAATCTAAATAATGCAAAAGAATATTTGAAAGAGAAGCCACTGATAGTTGTAGAAGGTTTCAAATCTGTTTGGCGCATGCACCAGATGGGCATAAAGAATGTAGGTGCTGTAATGGGCGCCCACATAACACCAGGACAACGTAATTTACTCTATACTTATGCACAGGAAGGGGTTGTTCTGTTTTTCGATGGTGATGCTCCTGGGATTGCAGGCACGGTAAGGATGATTGAAGAGCTGAGGGGAAAAATAGAAAAACTTTATACTATTTTTATAACAGAAGAAGATTTAGACCCCGCAGATCTTGATGACGAAACACTTCTAACTTACTTGAATGGCTATATCTAGGAGGTGATTTTGTGGAAGGTGTAAACTTTGTAGAAATGGTTGGTAAAATTATTTACCCAGAGCTTAAAGAGGTTGGTGCAAACAATACTAAGCTTTTTAAGGCTAAGCTAGCCATACCATTAAATGATGGAAAGTTTCAGTATGTAAAAATTGCGGGCTGGGCAAGAGTTGCTGAAGCCTTGGGCGAGCTTCCGGAGAACACATTTATCAGAGTACATGGACATATCGAGGAAAGAAGATACGAGGGCAAGTGTAAATCATGTGGCAACCCAGAATATAAATACTGGACAGAAGTTCTTGTGGATAATTTTGTAAAGGTGGACTAAGGAGGATAAAATGCCCAGAAAGAAAACAAAAGAAGACGACCGGGACGTTCAGGTGGCACTAAATAATTGGGTTCGTGACGATGTTCACGTGGGAACTCCTACTATGGTGTTGTTGCCGGCCGCAAACTACGTATTCAGAGTTTTAAAAGGCGAACATAAAATCACAGTGCCTAGAAAGGGATTTTATAAAGAGCTCGACTCTGATGCTTATGGAGATGGGGATGGTGAGTTTTCGCTTTTCGATGAAAAGAATAAAGTGATGTACATGCCGGCCATTTCAAAAATACTGTTTGCGACTAAGCAATACCCAGATTTGGAGCCTAATTATCTTTTTGCACCTATCGCCTTGGTTTTTAAGAAAGACGAAGTCGATATTATAGGACAGGTCGTGGAGATGCTCGAGCCCACAGACATTAAGACGTCTGCTGGATAGGAAGGAGAAAGGCAATGAAGTGTATTCACTGTGATAATGATGATAGCACTGTACTGCTGGTCGAAAGTTTGCCTTGTAAACATTGTGGCGGTGAAGTTAAAGTAGAATACAATGTCTGTAAGGAGTGCGGATTGGCGTGGAAAACTGTTGACGGCGAGGTAGTAGAAAACACCACGTTTTTTGATATGGGTTTGGACG